GAGATATAAAATAGCTCCGTCCAGCCAAATGGTAGCTCAATGCTTTTTTTCATCGTTTATCTATTGCCCACAATACAAGCGTGATTAATAATAATATTGCACTCCATAGCATTGCATATAAGTTATCTTTTTTCATTTGTTTTTCTTTCCAAATGCAAAGCCTTCTTTATAAGCCTTTACAAACTTGGGTACAGCTTTTGCAAATTCAAGCTCTACAAAGTCGAGAGCATATTGACGAGGGTTTTTAATTACTTCTTTAATGTCCGCTTGTGGAACATCTACATCAAACTCGTTAAGAAGGCGGAGTTTGCGTAAGTAGCCTATTAAATACTGATCGTTGTTCCCCTGTTTGTTCTTGTTCGTTTCCTTCGGCATTTACATCCTTATTGTTTGATACTAATTTCTCTGCTTCTTGTTCTGTTAAATGTTTATTATATTTTAACATCAAGTCTTTTTGCGTAATTAGATTGTTTTGCAACATAAAAGTGTCCAGCGCAATTTGATCTTGTGCGCTAATGGGGTATTCAGGCTCATTAAATTTTATACCTATATTATCAGGTAATTTTACACCGTTGGCTTGTGCTATAACTTTTTCTATATTATATATATCACGCTCGTATACTTCCCATAACTCAACATCATCTTGATAATCTTCAAAGCGTTCTAAATCTTTAATTTTTAATGCAATACCGCTTGATGGTCTATCTGATTTACCATCTTCTGCAAACGTAATCCATAAATGATTGTTTTGTGCGGTTAAATCTAATATTGCTTTTACAAGGTCAATTGCCTCACGCACATTAGCTTGTGGTGATTTAATATCAAGCCTTGCTGGTTCTGGTATAACCATTATTTCAGAAGATCCCGCACGCACAAGTTTTTCTTCTTCGTACATGCCCTCTATAACATATTGTCCGAACATCTGAAAGCGCATTCCAAGAGCCGCCTCCGTAAGTAAAATATTTACCTGTTCGTTAGCGGCGCAAATGTCGTATGCTCCTGTTACAAAAAATTCGTTTAAATGATGTTCGCGGTGCGTAAATACAAACGGTAAAATTCCATAATTGTGCATTTGTTCAAACATTATATTGCCATCTTCATCATACATTATGTAATGTTCTCTATCCCAATACGCATACGCTAATTTGTTTGCATCGCTAATATCGTGTACGTTTTGCACTAATGGATATGTAATAGCTGTTGGTGTAAACGGGTCATCGTCAAAAAAAGCATCAAAATAATATACAGGATTGTAATTAAACGATGGTTTTGGCTCTTCATTATAAACAATTTGCGTTGCAATTGTGCCTACTAAACGTGTCATTTTTTCTACATGTTTCATTTTATATGATTTGCTTAAAGTCATATCATCATATTTTTTATTGACGTTGCGGATAGCGCCAAGCGTGTATATTCTACTCATTCTATCAATCATACGGCGTGTTACGTTAAATTCAGAAACTGGTATTTCTTTAAATGCGTCCGCAGTAAACCTATCTTCTATATATTGAGCTGTATTATCTCCAGCATAATAATCAAGCAATTTAAATATAGCTTGTCGTCTGTTTTTTGCGTATAGCTTTTTTTGTTCTTGTAATGATTCTGAAATTAAAAATTGTGCTTGTTCAATCATCGTTTACTCACTTTATATTTTTGGTTTCGTATTGGGAATCTTCCGCATACCCCATACCTAAGACTATCCGCCCCATGGTCGTGATAACCGTCTTTTAAAGGTTCGTTCCTCAAATTAGACCCTTCTTTATGCTCTGGATACCGATAAGATTCTATATCTTCTACGATTCCCGTGCATTTTTTATCAATATGCAATCTTATATCGCCATCTGCGGACATTACAAATTGCCGAACATGACTTATACCCGACGAAATTTGTCGGCTATATTTATCCCTACGGCTTATAACGGGCAATCCCGTTATTTGCCTAAATATATCAGCCTCACCCATGCCGACAGATGATTGCATTTGAAACCCAGCCGGATCACCGTAAACGCGAGCAATTCGGTATTTTTTGTCTTGTACCGCTTTGCAAAGTTCCGAAATTTTAAGGTTTTTTTCATGTAATATTTCATCTATAATAAATATATGGTCTTTTCCTTTGTCGCCAAACTTAGCAGTTTGAAAAAATAAAGCGGCTGGCATCCTATACCCAAAATCTAAACTAAGGTATACTGGTAACATTGGATTATATGGGTGACTGCCTACATGTTTGCGGCGTGAAAAGTCTGCATAAACCCGACCACTTAACGCGGTAAATTCCGCAGAAAATTCTTGATCAAAAATTTCACGCGTCATAGTTGCTTTAGCTTCAACCAGATCTTCGTCATCTTTTCCTTTTGGAAAGCTATGGAAGTTTTCCCAAGATGGTGAATTAAACGACATCCACATTGGCGCCTTTTGTGCATAAATATAATATTCATAAAATCCGTCATAACCTTCAGGCGTAGAAATCATTAAACATCTACCCTTTGTATCCGATAGTGTTGGACGCAAATACATTTCAAATATTTTTTTTAAATTCATCTTAGATGCCTCATCAATAACAACAAGGTGATTTCCAGCGCCAATTAATGATTCTGGATGTTCCGCTGATTTACCTTCAATTATAGAACCCCATTCAAATTCTATATATTGTTCATTAAGAGATTTACGCCTTGTAGGTAAATTGTGTTTTATAATTAAATCATCGTATACAATTCGGAATATGCGCTCACTTGTTGAATATGTTGGTGCAACAATCCATACATTTTTATTTGGTTGTGTAACTAATGCCTCGGCTTCGCGCGCCGCCGCCATAGACTTACCCCAACGCCTACCACAGCACGCCACGACAAACCTCACATCGTCCGCCGCCTTATGTATTTTTTCTTGTCCGGGGTGTGGTTTGTAATCAACAAACTCAAACCACTTTTGTTTATACGCAGAAAAATCGTTCATATTCAAGTTATAATTTAACCTTAAAAAAAATTTTAAATATAAATCATTTTTTTCTTGACTTATATATAATATACATGTTATACTTGTTATAGTATGATGATAGATAATAAAAACAGTTTAATAAAATGAAAACCTACAAACATATAAACTTAATTTATTATTACGATATAAATTTACAGTTATGGACGGTATATAATAATAATGACCTTTGTGCTTCAGCAGAATATTTTAATAACAAAAAAGAATTAATGTTTGAATACCCAGATTTTCAATTTAAAGAGTATAAATAAAAACAACAAAACAGGAGAATAGCATGAATTATAATAACAGAGTAGTTGATCTTACATTTGGTATAAGTGAGCAAGCGTTGGCGGTTGCCGCAATGCTTAATGATTTAGAGCCAGATTTTTTATATCTTGAAGATGAACATAAATGGAATAATGATTACACTTTTCAAACAACGCCTTTTTATAACGGTAGAGAAAAGGGTATCGTTATTTCTTTAATAGAAAAATATGGGGCGACGGATAGACAATATAATGTTTGGATATACGAGCATAGAAATACAGATGGTTTAGTTGCTACTGCTTGGGAAGGAACAACGCCATTTAATAATTTGTGGACAGTTGAAGATATACCAAATGGTGATGAAAGATACAAAAATGGCACATGGCATAATGCAGAAGAAGATTGGGGTAACGCTGGTAAAATGGCGTGCAAAGTTATGGATTTGTTTGAATCAAAATTCAACGAGTGGAATAATTTGGAGGAAGAATAGCATGGAAAATTTAGAAATTGATTTTTCAAAAGTAAAAACAGTTATTGAAAAAGTTGTAAAAGAACAAAGAGATAAAAACAATCATAAAACTGCAAGTTTAATAGAATTAGCGCCTGACATGTTAGACTTAATTAAGTTTGTTTATAAAATGGAAAAAAAAGCAAATAGATATGGTAGTGTTCGGCGACTTTGTGAATCATTATTAAGTAGAGCTTAAAATAATGGCAATAGTTAAAAACATAAATAGACTACGTCAAAAGGCGGTTCCAGTAGCCACGGGTAAAATATCCGTGGCTATTTCCAAACTGTTCTCGCATACTTTACATCTAAGGGAAGGCGCCGTTGGGATCGCGGGGTGTCAGGTAGGTCTTAAAGATCATGTTTTTTGCGCCTTAATTGGCTCTAAATGGCGTTTTTTTGCAAATGCCGTAGTTATACGCAAGAGTTGGTTTAAAAACAAGGAATACGAGGGATGTTTATCTTTACCAAATAAAGAATATTTAGTAAAAAGGCATAATAATATAACAATTAAATATCAAAATACACACGGCGAAACTATTACAGAAAAATTTACGGGATTAGACGCACGCATTATTCAGCATGAGTTGGATCATTTAAATGGTATTTTAGTTTGTGATAAAAAATAGGAGCAATGACATGGTTAAAAATCCTGTAAAAAAAGTAAATATACGAAAAAACCAGATAGAAAAATTAGAAAGAATACATATTAAGGCTAAAAAGTTTGTCAATCATGGTCAAAAACATATATTCGGAAATAAATTTATAAAACCTCATAAAAGTAAACGATATAAAAACGGGAAAATTATGATGGAGATAACCAGAGATATATTTTATGATTTTGTGGATATTGATGAAGTTTTAGATGATTTACTTGATACAATAAAAGATACAGATGAAAAATAAATTAATATTACTATTATTTAAAATAACAGCACGCTATTACTATATAAAATGTTGGCTAACTGGTGGACACAAATATGTTATTCACTATATAAGCATAACAAATTATGTAGATATATGTAGTAAGTGCGGGAAACATTGGAGTAACTAATGAATAGCTTTGATTTTGATTGGCTTTATAATGGAAAAAAAATAACTTTAATGGATCTGGAGCGCTTAAAAACAAAAGCAATAGAAAAAGCAATTGATTATACTTGCCCATGTTGCGGAAAGACAATGCCCAAGCAAGCAGAGCCGCAAGCAAGTGCAAAAAAGAATAATTTAGGAAGTACATATAGAATTTTAAAATCTTTTTTTGTAGTTTATGGATGGCATGGACTTGGAAAAGGTTGTGGTGAAACATGCTCTATCGTAACGCTCTCACAAGAAATCTACCCGCATAGATTAGTTGATAGAGTATTAG